GGGATAACTAATCTCAGCCGCCGTAGCTTGTCCGCCATCGCCAGTAGATCCCACCGCCCCGGTTCCCGCGAAAGTAGAAATAATTCCACCTGTAGTTACTTTCCTGATTCGATTGTTTCCGCTATCTGCGATATATACATTTCCCGAAGCGTCTACCGACACTCCGCCTGGACTATCAAGCTTCGCTGATGTAGCTAGTCCGCTATCGCCAGTAAATCCCGCCACCCCGGTTCCCGCGAAAGTAGAAATGATTCCACCTGGAGTTACTTTCCTGATTAGATGGTTGAAATTATCTGCGATATAGGCATTACCAGAACCGTCAAATGCTATTCCGTAGGGATAATAAAGCTTTGCCGCCGTAGCTTGTCCGCCATTGCCAGTAGATCCCGTAGCCCCGGTTCCCGCGAAATTCGAGATAATCCCGTTTATGGTTACGGGAGCGGCACTCGATGTAAGTAGCATTGACGATAGTAGACTCATAGATCACCTTTTGTTAGTAATTCGTTATCAACTGATGAGATCTCAATCTTCAAGTCGTCACGCTTTTTGGTTAATTCAACTTCTTCGGTAGATACGCCCACTTCCCTTTCCTTCAAAGTGTTTATCTCTACCTCTACGGCGGAAATCGCCACTTTCAAACTTTCTGTTTGCTGTAACACCTTCTTTTCGATGGTCGGTACGGCTGTTTTGATTCCGGGTGGCAGAGTTACCTTGGCAATCGCCATCTTCTTCTGGAAGCCGGTACGCCCCGCATCCAACGCCGCGACTATCTCGCTAATCGCCTTTGGGTGATCGTCCTGCTCTTTAATCGGGAAAGGTTTACCATTGATAAGCACCTGGTAGATATCGCCCGACTGCTTAACCCGTAGGATCACTTTTTGGGAATCTGAAAAGGTAAACGTTATCTCGCGGTAGCTAATCCCAGAAGTCCGCATAGGCGTTGACACATCCGAGTTGGCCACTTGTGCCCCTGCACGGGTAAATAATTTAATGGCATCCTTTAGCGCCGCGTCACTACGACCGCCCATTTTGTCAAAATCGAATAGCAAGGTTTTCATCAATTATTGTCCTAAGTATTAGTGTGAGTGGTGATTGCTGTTCCCTGCGCTATCCATCACCGTACCAGTTACCGCCACATTCCCGTCTATCGTTGCAGCAGCACCGCCAGCACCACCACTTCCCGTCATCCCGCCCTTAAATGTCAGCAGGCCGTTCACGGTAAGTGCGCCCGTGCATTCTGCCTCCGGTGAGTCTATCGTCACGGACTGCGCCTGGATGGTTACATTCCCGGCAATGATCGTTATTGACCCGTCTCCATTGATCTCCACGTTAGCATGGTGCCACTTCCTCAAACCGCTTGAATTTCCCACTTTTGGATTCCGCCATCCCGTGATGAGCGGATGGCGCGGATCGCCACCGATAAAAGATACCCACACCATATCCCCTGGTAGAATCTCGATTTCCGTGGTACTTGACTTATCGCCAATCGGGTACTCGATCTCAGCAGACGGGAAAGCGTCTGCACCATCGGTAACGCCTGGAATCTTGACCCTGCATGTGCGACTACCAACATCGTAGCCCGCGACTACTGCCGGATATTTCCCCGGCATTGACTCGTAGGAATCATTTTTTGTTGCCATTTATCCACCCTCCACGCTCCCCAGCCATAGCCGGGTGTATTGTTCCGACGTTCCCCCGTCTACGCCAAACCTCATGGCATGGGCAGCGGTAATGACCACCAAAGGATCGCCGCCCACAAAATCGAAGTGATCCCCTGCGGAAATACTTGCATCGTAGGATACTCTCATAACTTTTCTGAGCACCAAACAGCGGGACAGATTACGAATCCTTCCCGCATCCTGGTTGGGAACAAAACGTATCGACCGCTCTTTGATGGACTCACCGATTTGACAATTCCCAGAATCGTCCGTGGAATAGAATAGCGGTATTCCATGTCGCTCCAGGAATCCACTGGTTACGTTGTCAGAGTTATTGCTGGGAAGGACGGAAACGGCGGGCTGTCTGAGTAGGTCTTCTAGGCGGATAAAAGATAGCTTTCCGTTCGCCCAACGCATTACCCCGCCCTCTTCCTGTAAGGCTTTGGCTACGCCGAAACTTGGTGCTTGGCCAACCAAGCAAACGAACCTTTTTGCGACAAAATCGCCATCGATACTTTTTAGCGTAGCGCCTGCCGCCCGGTATATGTCGGAAAGCGTGGAGTCCTCTTTTATGATGGCTTTTTGTGGCCCACGAACGAAAGTAATGGGTCGGCAATATTCCAAGAGTGCAATAATTTTTATGCTCTTCATTATGCGTTCCCCTTGCGATACCTGAGAGGTAACGCGAGTGGACTTCACAATGGTCATCACCTCGTCCGAACCCATTAACACGCTTTCGCCTTCTGCTAGGCGAGTGGCCATGTCATCATCCACCCGTATTTCCGCCTCCAACGTGAGCGGAACAGGTGCGAGATCAGACCGCAAAACAGCAGAAGTGATTATGTCTCCGCGAATTGGCGTCCCGTCAGGCAGCATTAGGACCATGTTAGTCTGAGTGCCTTGCGATAAACACGACTGTAATTAATAAACCTGCCAGAATTGAAAGTAAAATATGTGACGTTGTTATAAAGCCCATATAGTTATACCTCGTTATTAGAAGATTCCTACTTGACGACTATTTCATAGCAGCAGCAGAAGAAGCCAGCATCATTGATCCAAACATAACGAGTCTCCGGCTTAGTCAAATTGAAGTGATAGGCATGTAGAACGCTTTACGTGGCAAATCGGCCTCGCATTGATTAATGTCGGTAGTGACGGAATCGCTTGGCCGTCCGAACATATCCGCGCCCACGATACGGGACATTTCCATCGCTACCGCCGATTGCCGCTCTACATAGAGACGGAACAATGGACGGATGATGGCCCATTCAGAGTCCGTTACCTCCGTTCCGTCGTTAACCTCTGGACGCGGCGTGACATCCAGCGACAGAAGATCCGTATAGCCCACATAGTAGTTAATGGCGGATATCGCACAGGCAAGCAATGAATCCGCATCCACGATAACTCCAACAGGGTTCTCCTGCTGGAATCTGTCGATTAGTGTCAGCAGTGTGGCCACTTTAGGTTACCGATAATCGGTGGATGTTCCCGGGAATGTTTCGCCGTAGTAATGGAAGAAAATCGTACCAGAATACATAAGGACCTGTGCGCGGTTTTCCCAGTCCCGATCTGGATTCTCGATATTCATGGAGCATCCGTAAATTGGCTTGTAACACAAATAGTGGTCAGGTGTCCCCTCGTAGACTTTCGCGTGGAAGTTACCACCTTGTTGCGCAATCTTCTGGAGAAGAGTGTCCACATGACCTTCCACCGTCTCCATAAACATGATCTGGCCTTGGTGGTTCGTCTTTACCTGAGCGTGCTCCCACACCGCCGATCCGAGAATGGACGGCACCTCGATTGACTCCGATGGCGCAAGGACGGGCCATGGAAATTGTTTACACAACAAAAATAAGCCCTCGCTTCCTGAGATCTCCAGCGAAAAATCTGAATTCTTCTTTTTCGCGCCAAAGGTTTTAGCAGCTTCGTGAAAACCTTTTAGAAAGGCACCTGTAGATGATCTTGGCATGGCATATTTTCCCATTATGGAATAGTGTGTGGTTTATCTTCTCGCTATGGTTTTTGCCACAACGGACAATGATTTAATTACCCCGTCTACCCTGTCAATAATTGCATTAACTTCTGATTCTTTATTCTTTCGCCAATCAACGAATGGCTTCCCTTCAAATAGTCTGGCAGAACGGCTTATCGGGCAACCCATCGCTAAGGGGATCGGGGTGCTAAAATATAAACCCATATTGGTGGCAAGATCAGTGAGATTTTCCGACAGTGCTCTGCGCGAATGTGGACAAGCAGGAATGTACGCGAAATCGGGCAGGGGGTAGTACGCTACCTGTACCTCCCGTCGGAAGGACAATAAGCCCATCGTCATCAAAATCAATACGGAGAAGGTGTTGTAATTTTTCCACTGCCGATAAATACAGGGAAAGCAATACGATAAAATCCCCTTCTGGATAACCGTTGAATATGGCCATCCGCTTGGCCAGGAATTTATCGTAGTCAAGCGCGGATTGAATTGGGTCAGGAACGTCCACGCCATGTAGCACTAACTGCGCGGCCATTGTCCCGAGGAGCCAGTGAAATCGGCCACTTCTGACGCCTTCTACGTCTCCACATAACCGCTCAATGGCTTCGGCGTGCGATCCAAGTAACGGCTGTACTCGCCACACATCGCCACCGATCTCCCCGGCCAGAACCGGAGAACCCAAGAATGGGTCAATGTCGATATCGAAAGTATAGTCAGAATAGTGGCCACTGCTACCTACTTCAAAATCTGGATTCCCAGACGACACGCCCGCCAGGTAGTGGCAAACGGCTAGAGTACGTTCCTGTACCGTCCATGCCTGCGGGTTCTCTACGCCCTGGACCGACAGTATCGATTTACGAAGAAAGGCCGTGATAGATAGCTCTTGATCGCTAGAAGGAATAGCCGCAATGTCGATGGCCTCACCGATAGACAATTCCTTTAGTTGGATACTCAAGCGTGTGGTACGAAGTGCTGGGAAGTAGGTCATAGTAGTGGAATTTTCTTCCAGTCATCCCGATCCATGGCGGTGAGCGTGCAAAGAGTCATAGGCACAAGCATCTCCACATATTTAGCCGAACTACTTACCGGAGACCCAAGGGGGAGCGTGACCGCCTCAATTACAAGGGGAGAATAAATCCGCCCTTTGTATTCCATTGCAATTCTGGTGGGCGACTTGGATGGCATTAACGCATTTAAATATCCGCCCTCCTCTGATATCGTCCCACCTATCGTCCCCTCTATCGCCTTCGCTACGAACGAACCATCTGGCGCTAACTTAACGGGTAATGCCCATTTCATCAGGCAGTTGATAGGCGCTTCGACCTCGGATACTGGATCGGACCATGCACGGAACAACGCAACCACCTGTATTTTAATGGGTGGCATACCGGAGAAAACTTGTGTGGAGTTCAGTTTTGTGATCCCCGTGCGCCCTTCGAACTGTTTGACAAAGTTGTCCGACTTCACTTGTGCGCTATCTGTTTGTATCCCAAGTTTCGAACCAACAATATTTATCGTGTCATTTATTGCGTGGACCAGTGGCTGTAGCGCCCCTGACTGGAACATTGCCGCCAACATCGGGGCTTTTGATTCTGGCCCCGACGACTCAAACGGAGATTGCCAGTTCAGAGAAATATCCATCGTGCATTCTGTTAGCGGCGCAAAGACGGTAGCTGGGTCAGTCCCGTTCTCCCCCGGAATTCTGACCCAATCACCGGATTTCTTCTCTTTTGCCACTTCGTAGAATTTAGCGATCAGCGCGTCTGACAACCCTAGCCATTGAGACCGTAACGCGGCTCCATTGTCATATATGGACGAAATTAACATTTGCTGCTGTTCTCTATTCCTACTCGCCTATTGGATTACCTACCTATGGGATTACTTACCCATTGGCTTACTTACCCATCGTATGGCGCACTTTCATAGACTTCGCTCGGTGCATCATGGCAGTAGCAGAATGGCTCTTCATTTGCGCTTTTCGCATCGCTAACTTCTGCGCTCCAGATCGGTGTACCGTTCCAGAAACTCGCTTGCGCATCCGCATCTTTCGTCCACCATGAACGACCATCTTTACTTTGTAGGCCGCATCGAATACCGCGCCCTGGTCCGAACCGAAAGCGAAAGAGTTGATATCATCGCCAGCGGCGTCCCCTTCGGGAAGAGCGGAAATCAGCAATTCTCGAACACGATCCCCTGCGGAATCATCCCAATCGTTCAGAAGAATATCGACATCCTCTTCTGCGGCTCCGTGGCGCAACAGATAGTCAAACGCGGTATTCAGCACGGCATCCATTACCATCTGCTCGTCTTCACTAATCTCTCCGTCCTGATTCTCATCCGCCACGCCGATCATTAGCGCAAATAATCGGTTTGCGTAGGTTTCCCCACCGCCCAGATCGTTCGTTTCTGCCCATTGCTGGATAGCCGCCGCCGTTTTAATGGCGATATCATGGAAAGTGTAACTGCTCGTATCGTTTTCGCTAAAATCATCCCCGCCAGCACTATCGAATACGGGCTTCTCTTTCGTTTTCTTTACGGAAGACCCATGCCTACGGATTTCATCATGCAGCAATTCGGTAAGGTTCATTTTCTGCCCCTATTTGGTTAGCGTCTGAGTAACGAAGATCTGACGAACTGTGCCGTCGTACCTGACCCAGTAGGACACGTCCATTCTTTCGTAGGGTCGGGCTTCGTTGGGTCGTACATCGGACATCCATGACTTCCCTTTCATGGTGATATCGTTGGACGGTACGATCCAGCCGGACGCCTCCGCCCCTTCGAAGAGCGTCTTTAAGAAATCGTTCATCCGCATGACGCCGATTTTCATGGGCAGTTGCAGAACTTCCTTTCCATACCGGGTCACTGCATCATCAATGCTGGACGACATCTCCGCCACTGAGATCAACTTCTTTAGGCTATTGTCTACATTGGCGCAAGTCAGCGAATCGACAAAAACATACCGGCCACCACCCGAGTAGACCTCGTACAGCACCGGATTGATCTTTGCCCGTGCCAGTTGGCTACGTTCCTGGTTGGTTGGGGTATACGTCTGGATAAAGCCCATTCTCCGTAACGGCCAAGCCGCCCCGGCAATCGGGTAATTCTTGGGTGCAAAACCCTTTGCGTTGGTTTGTGCGTTACGAGCACAGGCATAGGCAATATTCAGTGCAGACGTACCAAAATAGCCCGTTGGGTTCGTGCCCGTGGGATCAGCCGACTTCAGCGGTGCCCAGAAAGCATGAATCAGGTGCGATGTTTGGTTTGCCCCAAGCTGGTAGGAAGTGACCAATGCAATAGCTTCGTCGGGGGTTAGATTTCCCGGAACATCCAGACGGAATTGCCGGTTGGTGTCGTAAGCCAGTTGGGCACATTGCCCGATTAGATTGCTATCTTTAGATCCGCCTGACGCAATGTATTGATAGTTGTAGGTCGTCGCCTTCAAGCTATTTTTCGCGTCCACAAAATCATCCACCAATACATCTAAACGGCTCCCAGGACTAAAGCACTTGAGCGTTGCAGAGACCGCCCATTGCTCACTACCATCCTCGGCATATCCATACCCGTCTGAATTTACAGCAATGGTGGTGGCAGTAGGATTAACGGCAACAATAACGGCATCGGTGAGTGACGCCACTACGTCTGGCAGGTAGGCTGAATTGCCATAATCGTCCACGTCGGTCTTAGAAAGCGACCCGTGGAACTCATGAATCAGCGTTCCAGTTATATCACTTAGGCGCAAAGTTATTTTGTTGTTGGGAACAGCCACCCCACTGCCGTTTTCCTTCTCTTCCGCACGGAAAGACAGCTTAATCCCATCGTTAAAGCACTCGTTATGGATTACGCTGAATAGGTAATCTGAAGATGGCGCCCCAGTGTGGAATTTGTAATCAGTCTCCATCTGTCTTACCCACGTTGTGTCCGTTGCCCCTACCGTTAAAGGACCAGTAGTAACATAGATTTTCCCAACATTTATACTCCCTGCGCCGATCACTGAGCAAGAAATATCATCGGGATACGACGTTCCAGTGTGGTAAGAAGCGGGCCGTGCATAAGTCCAAGATCCTGCTGCCGAGGTAATTACCCATGGCCCATTTTGCCTTTTGTCCGTCTGGCCAGTCAGCAGTATCGTATCCCCGGACAGAACCACATAGCTGCCGCTATCTCGTAAGGCCGCTGTTGAAGCAATATCAACGTTCTTGTTGTAAAACGCTTTCACGTTTATCGGGGTACCTGGAACGGACGCAACTACATAGGCCGGGATGATGCTGGCGTTCTTGGTAGTGTCGGGACCACCACCACTAAGAACATTATGTTGTGGAACAATCCGTTGTACCACTGCGCCCATCGCACCGTTATTTAGCGCTTCGACCACCTGCACCCATGCTTCATTAGACGCATAGTCTCGCATCAGTGGTTTATTGCCCAGTTTCTGGTAGACGTTGTTGCTATCCACCAGAAACGGCTTATCAATTCGCCCACGTTCGCACTGCATCATGATACCGAAAACCTGGTCATCCGCAGAGAACCCGGCCATTTCAGAGTTGTCTTGCAGCGGATTAAGCTGTATTCCTGACTCTGCTCCCAGTTGTCGTGTAAAGGTGACGGCCATTTACTTATCTCCCTTTTCGGCAGACTTGTTGATCACCAGCATCTTCGGGTAACCGCTTAATTTTGCAATCTGAACGGCATCGAAGATGAGCTTCTTTAGTTTGTCAGCGGAAGGGATCTCCGCTACCACACTCGATCCGACCCCCAAAGTCAGGCTAACGTCGGGGAAAGACAAAGCCCTTGGAGCAAAGTTGGTAACTTCGAAGCTCGTAGGGTATTTTTCTTTATCTAAACCGAAGGAAGCCGCATAGACCTCCTTCGACTTGTCGGAAGAATTACCAATCGAAAGACTAGCCATGGTATCTCTCCTGTCCTATCCGGTTAATGTAGATTAATTACGTTAAGGAGAGAACACCCCATAGAGCTAGGCGGGTGAGGATTCACTTCTGTGAAATTCCGGGCGTAGAATCCCGCGCCGGTATTTAGATCGCCACCAACGGCCAAGGGCTGGATGATAGGTGCCACCGCATCGCCAAGGACAAAAGGATTTCGGGTAACTTCAGGTGCGCGGCCAACACATAGGATCTGCGCCGTGGTTGCCGTCTCCGTCAGAATACGACCAGGCTCGTAGTACACGTCGTATTGGCTGAGGAACCGGCCCACACGGAAAATTCCCGGACGCTCCCAAACGCCAGATTGTTCGAACATATCAGGAGGCAGCGCACGGAATTCAGACATGATCGATTTGCCAACATAGAGATGGCTCACGCCATGACTCATGGTGTCGATAGCCATTTGCTGAGAAATAGACCCAAGAATAGCCGCGCAATCCTTCCAGATAGCATATCGATTCAACTGGCTACTACGTGCCGACCAGTTAAAATCGTAGTCCGTCGTTTTGTTTGCCGCGATCCGTTTGGCTTTGCGAAGGACATTGTAGTGCCGCTCGTTTGAGAACTGATTCTGGATGGCGATAACCGACTCACTGTACGGGTCTAACCCAAGTTCATTGGCCATCTGTGTGCGGGAATCAATGGTCTGGAAAGTATTCACGCGCCACGGGCTGGCAAGTAACTCGTAGGTCTGCACGGCAGAAATGATGCTTGGGACTAATTCTGGTTGGCGCTCGTAATCGACAAAGCCTTCCACAATAACTTCTGCGGTTACTGGGATCTGCGGGGAGGTAGTGAGGGAGATAACGCCGGTATCGCTATTAATCGAACCGCTAAACGAATAGGTGGATCCCGCAATCGTGGTTGATCCAGCGACTACACTCGTTCCACTTCCTGACGTATTCACTTCCTTTGCTGCCACCATGCCGTTCACATAAACAATCGACCGGCCACGTAGGGTTTTGATTCCTGGTGCGGCTGGATCACAGGTCACCGGGTTAGACTGGATGGTGGTAAGTTTTCCGGTACACACCCCAGCAGCAATGGCGCATTGGTGAGTACGTGCCGCCGAAATGTAGCAATCACCGGAAAGTACGCCATCCATCAGCGCATTTTGCGCATACGCGCCATAGGTCTTCCCGGCCAAGTGATTCATAATCGCCAACGTAGCTTTATTCGAGCTAATGTCGGCAGGAAGATAGTGGGCGAACGGAATGGCCTCAGCGAAGGCGGTCATAATGGCCACTATCGCCCGGTTGGACTGCAAGCCTTGGGGATCGGACATCAGCGAGTTGGCAGCGGCAGAATCGTAAATGCCGCGTAACCCGGCGCGTGTGGTGGAATATGCGGAGTGTAGGGCTTGGTGAAGAACGTCGGCAGGCACCGGGCACCCGTGGGCCTTTTCGTATCCCTGCGCACTATCCAGCAGCACTCGGACTAGCCGTACTGCTCCTGCTTGGCGATCTTTTCCGCTCCCTGGGATTTCATCGAAAACCGCCTGTAAGGTTTTCGGGATTTTTACCGGAGAATCTTGGTTGAGCGTAGTCGTTAAAAAGCTGTCAGCGGCAGCGGAATCGAAAGTGCCTTTTGGCGTTAGCATGTTTTCTTTCAGTGCGCTGAGTAGCTCTGAGATTTTGCTCAGGCTATTGTCTTTGTCGTGGATCATGTGGGGGTCCCCTCGGACATGGTGATCTAAGGGGAACAGTTTGCGCCGCCCAAAATAGGTGTTTAGGTGCCGTTTTCCGTGTTTTAATGTGCCGCTTCTTCGTATAGGCCCACCAGATCTGGTTCGGCGTAGGACGTGACAGGGATAGCGTCGGGCGCACCGCCAGTAATGAAAGGGTCATCCAGATCGGCGCGTCGGTTTGCCACGTACCGATTCGCGTAAGGCGGAATATTCACGACGGTTTCGACGGCCACAATTTCAAACGCGATCTTAATATCTCTTTCTACACTCAGGATGATGTACACCACGTCATGGGTTCGTATCTCGAAGCGATCCGCGCTTCCCACGGTCGCTTCCGGTTCGATTAGGAACCTTTTCTCTCCACCGACGTTGGCGACATGGTGCGTATCCGCCAGCGTAGTGGGGGCGAAAAGATCCACGGGCAAAATGTACCCGTTCCCAAGATACTCAAAGGCAATTTCATCGTCGTCTTCGGAGTCCAGGACGCCAAGACCGCCCAACGTCTGGTAGTAGCCCACCTGGGTTTCGCCGGAACGCTCCGAGTGCTTCCTGAAGATATTGCACGCACAGGTATTAGGGTGGTTCACAAGAACCAACCGAAGAGAACGATTAATGGAGTTTGCGACGCTAGTGAGCACGGTTATTTGTCCTTATTCCCAAAAATATAATCTATTACTCTTGCCGCGTCATTTTCTGACAAAACCTTTCGAAGGATATCCGCCGCTAGATCCTTGCCTTTCGCGCCTGCGGAAATAGCCGCATCAATCATTTTTGTCATCGCAGGTTTCGTCTTAGATTTTATGACATTCTTTAC